CGTTAAACTTTCCAAAGTTTTGGCCATGTCGCATATCAACATCGATCGGGCTAGCTGGACGGTGGCTAGCTGGACGGTGGCTAGCTGGACGGTGGCTAGCTGGACGGTGGCTAGCTGGACGGTGGCCGGACGATCGCTGGACGATCGCCGGACGATCGCCGGACGATCGCCGGACGATCGCTGGACGGTGGCCCGCGGTCCGCGATCCGACGCCCTTAGAATTCGCTCGGGTCCCTTCCATATCGGGTCATAAAACCTTGTTTTTAAACGATTAATCGCGATCCGACGCCCGCGGCCCCCCATTCGCCGGGGCGGGGGCTAGGGCCATGTTTCTCTCAAATATTTACATATATTTTGATATGGCCTATAACTATCCTATAAAAAGGCATATAGTCCCATAAACAGATAGGGTCCCGATGAGTTCCAACTTAAATCCAGCACAGCAAGAAAAGGCTTTGAAGCTTGAGTTAAGGCTCGCTCAAATCGCCAAGAACGAAAGTTGCCAATTAAATTTTTTAGAATTTGTACGCTCTCAATGGCCGGAGTTTATAGCGGGAAGACATCACAAAATTATTGCGGAGAAGCTTGAGCGGGTCGCGAGCGGCGATTTAAAGCGTTTGATTATCAACATGGCACCGCGGCATACGAAGAGTGAGTTTGCCTCGTTTTTGTTTCCTGCGTGGATGATGGGTAGGAATCCTAGTATGAAGATCATTCAGGCGACTCACACGACTGAGTTGGCTGTTAACTTTGGTCGTAAGACTAAGAATCTTTTGGACATGGACAGTTACAAGACGGTATTTCCTGACGTTAAGTTAGCTGCTGACAGCAAGGCCAGCGGTCGGTGGGACACGAGTGCTGGTGGGATGTATTATGCTGTTGGTGTTGGTTCGAACTTAGCGGGTCGTGGTGGTGATTTAATTATTATTGACGACCCTCATTCGGAGCAGACTGCGATGAGTGCGCATGGTTTTGACGATGCTTGGGATTGGTACACTGGTGGTCCTCGCCAGCGTTTACAGCCGGGTGGTTCTATAGTTTTGGTACAGACTCGTTGGTCTGAGAAGGACATGACGGGTCAGTTATTGAAGGCGATGGCGAAGGACCCTTTAGCGGATCAGTGGGAGGTTGTTGAGTTACCTGCTATTTTTGATGACGAGACTCCTTGTTGGCCTGAGTATTGGAGTTTGGAGGATTTAACTGCGGTCCGCGCATCTATACCTCCGAGCAAGTGGAATGCTCAGTATCAGCAGAATCCTACTGGTGAGGAGAATGCGATCATACCTCGGGAGTGGTGGCGTCGTTGGGAGAAGGAGGTTATTCCTCAGTTAGAGTATGTGATTCAGAGTTACGACACGGCTTTTAGCAAGCGTGAGACTGCGGATTTTTCGGCTATTACCACTTGGGGTGTGTTTTATCCTAACGAGGGCGGGAGCGGACCTAATTTAATTTTGTTAGACAGTAAAAAGGGGCGTTGGGATTTTCCAGAATTGAAAGCTATAGCTTTTGAGGAGTACAAGTTTTGGGATCCTGACACGGTTATCATTGAGGCGAAGGCTAGTGGTTTACCATTGACTCACGAGCTTAGAAATGTGGGTATACCTGTGGTTAACTTTACTCCGAGCAGGGGTAATGATAAGATTAGTCGAGTACACGCTATAAGTCCTATGTTAGAGTCTGGTATGGTTTGGGCCCCTGACAAAGTTTGGGCTGACGAGTTGATCGAAGAGGTTGCGGCGTTTCCTAATGGGGAGCATGACGACTTGGTTGACAGCATGACACAAGCCTTAATGCGCTATCGGCAGGGTAATTTTGTCCAATTGCCAACAGATGATTGGCATGACGACGAAGTTTCTGCTAAGGTGCGGGTATATTATTGACGGAGGGCCTTATGGCTATTGGCGGATTAATGGATACTAACGTTCCAAGTCAGTTGGACGAGGATACTTTACGCGCTGAATTAGAGATTGAGATTCCTGATTCTGGTGCTGACCCGTACTTAATGTCTGCGGACTTTGACCCGGATGCTCCGGAGATTGAGATTACCGAGGACGACGACGGCGGAGTTATTGTTGACTTTGACCCGAGTGACATGCGCGGGGATTCTGAAGAGTTTTACTCAAACTTGGCGGAAGAGATGCCGGACCGCGAGTTAAGCAGCATTGCTTCTGATTTGCTTGGTGCGTTTGATTCTAACAAGTCTAGTCGTCAGGAGTGGGAAGACACTTACAAGAATGGTTTAGATCTTTTAGGTTTTAACTACGAGGAGCGCACTACACCGTTCCGCGGTGCGAGTGGTGTGACTCATCCTTTGTTGGCCGAGGCTGCTACGCAATTTCAGGCGCAAGCGTTTAATGAGTTATTGCCTTCTAGTGGTCCTGTTCGGGCGGTTGTTTTGGGCAAAGACACGCGAGAAAAGCAGGATCAGGCTCATCGTGTTAAGCAGTTTATGAATTACTACATTACGAATGTCATGGAGGATTACACTCCTGACATGGATCAGATGTTGTTTTATTTACCGTTAGCGGGAAGTACGTTTAAAAAGATTTATTACGATGAGACTATGGACCGTGCGATCAGCAAGTTTGTTCCTGCGGAGAATCTTGTAGTTCCTTACGACACTTCTGATTTAGACACTTGTCCTAACATTACGCAGGTTGTGCGTATGGATTTGAACGATTTGCGCAAGAAGCAGGTTTCTGGCGTATATCTTGACATAGACGTAATTCCTTCTCAGGAGGAGGTTACGGGTATTCGTGGTGAGCTTGACCGCATTGAGGGTTTTGAGCCGAATCAGGTTGATTATGACTGCACTTTGTTAGAGTGCCATGTTGATTTGGATCTTGAGGGTTACGAGGATGTTGGGGAAGATGGTGAGTTTACGGGTATTAAGATCCCTTACATTGTAACTATTTCTCAGGACAACGGCCAAATACTGTCGATCCGCCGCAACTATGCGGAAGATGACGAAAAGAAAAAGAAGATCAGTTATTTTGTACATTACAAGTTTCTGCCGGGGTTTGGGTTTTACGGGCTTGGTTTAATCCATACTATTGGCGGTTTGGCTCGTTCTGCTACTTCTTCTCTACGTCAGTTGATTGATGCTGGTACGTTGTCGAATCTCCCAGCGGGATTCAAGGCCCGCGGACTGCGGATCAGGGATGACGAGGACCCTTTACAGCCGGGTGAATTCAGGGATGTTGACGCTCCGGGGGGTGCTATTCGTGATAGTTTGATGCCTTTACCGTTCAAGGGACCGGATCAGACATTATTTAATTTGTTAGGTTTTGTTGTGGATGCTGGTCAGCGTTTTGCAACGATTACGAACATGCAGGTTGGCGACGGCGATCAGAGTGCTGCTGTTGGCACTACTATTGCTATGTTGGAGCAGGGTTCCCGTGTAATGAGCGCGGTACACAAGCGTCTTCATTATGCCATGCGTTTAGAGTTTAAGATACTTGCTCGTGTAATGTCGGAAAGTTTACCTCAAGAGTATCCTTATTCGGTTGCGGGCGACGATGCTTCTGTCATGGCGTCTGATTTTGACGGCCGTGTAGATGTTGTTCCTGTTTCCAATCCGAATGTCTTTAGTCAGGCCCAGCGGATTGCTTTGGCTCAGACTAAGCTACAGTTAGCGACACAGGCTCCTGAGATACACAACATGCACGAAGTTTACCGTGACATGTACGAGGCTTTAGGTGTGAACGATGTTGATAGATTGATGCAATCTTTACCGGACAGCGATCCGCGGCCTACGGATCCTGCTCAAGAGAACATCAATGTGTTAGACCAGATGCGTTTACATGCGTTTACTGGTCAGGATCATCAGTCTCACATTACGGCTCACTTGGTATTTGGTTCTAGTCCGATGGTTTCACAGATGCCTCCTATTGCTTTGTCTTTACAGAAGCACATTTTGGAGCATGTTAAGATTCAGGCTGAAGAGCAGGCTATGTCTCAGATGCAGCAAGCTCAGGGTGGTGACGAGTCTCAGATGGAGATGCAGTATCAGGCTATGGTTGCTCAGTTGGTTGCGCAGGGTATGCAGCAGGTAAAAGAGTTGTCTGGACAATTATCTGGTCAGGGTCCGGATCCTTTGATACAACTGAAGGAGAAGGAACTGGAGATCAAGGCTCAAGCAGAGCAGTCTGACGCTCAAGTGGATCAGGCTAAATTGCAGCTTGACGCTCAGAATCAGCAGATGCGTGGTCAGCAGTTCCAGCAACGTCTTGCGAGTCAAGAGGCTCAGACGGACAAGCGGATTGATAGCGCAATGCAGCGCGAATTGTTAAAACAGAGAGGACAATAAAATGGCAAAAGTAAGAGTAAACGGGGCCCCTGCGGGTCCATCACCGAAGGCGGTTCCTTATGCCCAGATTGATAAGCAGGGTCGTATTCCTTATGGCAAGACTGCTGAATTTAAGATTCCGGTCACTAATTCCTATGAAGCTCATTCTGGTATGAAGCGCGGCACGGCCCGCGGCATGGGCGCTGCCACAAAGGGCGGCGGATACTGGGAGTGTTAATTAAATGGAACGAAAATGATACGTTTAATTGTAATATTGTTTTTGTTATTGAGTGGCGGGGCAAACGCCCAAGCGTCTGATACGGTGTATAGTGACAGCAATGTCACCTCCTCTGGTACTATGGACACCACGGTTCGCAGCCCCCCGCCCTCTGCAATCTCCCCGCAGATCAGCACGGGGACGGGCGACCTTTGCACAATTGGCGTATCTGGTGCAGTCCAAACCCAGATTCTTGGCATATCGGTTGGCAAGGTTTACACTGAAGAGAACTGCCTTCGCTTAAAGAATGCTAAAACCATGTACGACATGGGCATGAAAGTGGCGGCTGTATCTGTAATGTGCCAAGATTCAAACGTAAAACTTGCGATGAAAAATGCTGGTACGCCCTGCCCTATTAACGGATTGATTGGCGATGCCGCCACTATGGCGTGGGAGGAGCAAGAGCTTATCGAACCCGAAACATATGCGGATGATGGTGAGGGTTCTATAAAAGGTATGATTAAGAATGTTGATAAAGACACGAAGCTCGGTGTGGGCGCTGTTCTTGGCGCTCTTGGCCTCCTCCTCCTCCTCTGAACCGTTCACGTACAGCGCCACAGGGAACGCGGCCCAAGGCGGCTTGAACTGGTCAATGGGCACTGTGTTGCCCTCCGTGCCGGGGCTAGACATTAACGGGTTAATTTACCGTTACCGCACAGTAAAAAATACTGAAGACGCCATGAAAGTCCACGTCAGCAATCTAAAGGCCCAAGGCGGTGGGTACATCTTTAGAGAGACAGATGATTGGAGCGGTGTACCCGGTAACAGAATTACAAAATCATTTGCCTTGGGAAACATTTCCGGCGCAAATTGGGGTAATGGCTCCATTTCTGTCGAGGGTACGGGCAGTGTTGAGGATGCGGTTGTGGTTTACAGCTACAGAGTTGATGCGTGTTACGATCCGCAATTAAACCCAGATTGTGTTGGTTACATCAAGCCTTCCCCTCCAATAGCTGAAGTTTATGATCTCATGGAGGACGAACTTGCGCTTTCAGTTTTAGACAGCGACACCAATTTTAAATACGATCAAGACGGCAACCGTATTGTTGACGACGAAGAGGAAGAGCAAGAAACAAGGCTGGAGATGGGGCTTACCGCTTCGGCTAATGCGTTGACAATGCTTCGAGTTGAGGGGCAATCTGCTATAATTGACGCAATTAATCTAAACACTAGTTTGGCTACCTACTATAATTCCAGCATAAACGGTGGTACATACGCAGATGGGTACGCCCTAGCCGATGCAACTCTGCCAGATAGTGCACGGGGATTAAGAAATAATCTGGCGCAACAACTTCTGCACGAAGAAATGGTGCAGATGCAATATGGTGAATGAGGTTTGATATGAAGTATTCTGTTTTAGTTCTTTCTGTTTGCGCTTTGCCTGCGTTTGCAGATGTTAATATTGTTGGAAACGTGGCGGCTAAGTGCATAATCCAGACAGATACTGGTGGCGTTTACGGAAACCCGACAGCTACAAAACTCAGCACTCTACCTGCTGACGGTGGAGTAGTACCGATTGTTCGCTACGATGTAGCTGTAGCAAATTATTACACTGCTAAAATTACTCACCCGTCAGCTTTCTCGTCGTCTCCGACTTTGACTGACACAGTGGCTTGGACGGGGAATAGCTCAGTGGCTCAAACTTCAGTGGCGGGTATGGCAGCGTATGACGCAGCAAAAGTTGTGTACGGCTCTACGACTAATTTTAATTTGACGATTGCTGGAAGCACTTGGTTTAAGACCGCTAGCACCGCTACTTATGGTGTATCAAAAGCATTTCCCGGGGGAAGTTACACAGCTATAGTGCAGGCAGAGTGCATTGCTAATTAAAATAATCTTAACGCTGTTTTGTCTGTCCTCTCCTCTGGCAGCACATGAAATGACGCCGGCCTATCCCGATCTCAAACCTTCTTATGTTAAAGATGTGATGAAAGCGGATATGTCTTTGTTTAATTACAGGGAAGATGTTCAGTATTATCAGATAGCCGTCTTTGATATTAACTGGGTCAACGTACCCTTTTCTTCAAAATACAGGATTATGAAAGTAAAACATGAAAAGCGGCAAGATTTTTCGGTCTACATAAGAAAGGCTGACCTAGCTCGTGCGGTGTATTTATGCACAACTTCTAAAATGCTAAAGGAGTCTGGCGTTAGAACTGTAATCTCGTCTAGGATATGTTCGAGGGTTGATGGAGCAAAACCGTGAAGTGGTACGCAACCTTCTGGATTGTGTCGTTAGTTATCTTTTTGGGCGTTCTTGAGGCGAGGTCTGAAAGCAATTCACTTGCATTGCAGTTACCCAGCGCCCCCATGAACTACCAATCTGACAGGTTTCGGGCGGGAGATTTGGATTGCAGTAACGCTGTTGGTGGTGGAACAACACTGGAGTGGGGCGTCACTGGAGTTATAACAGACATTGGAAACGGCGTTGGGCAGGGGAAAGATGTTGGGCTGTATGCGCGTGTCGTTATTCCTTTGGATAAACCTAAGTCCCGCGTGAATTGCGATGATTTATTTCAACTTGAGATAAGACACAGGCGGCTTGAAATTGAAATGCTTCGCGCTGAATTAGAACAACTAAAAAGATTGCAGGAAACAGGTGAGAACAGTGACGGCGAACTGGAGTTTGAAAATTGACAGACTTAACCAAGGTTGCGGACAATATTGATGGCCTTGCGGATCGTGAGATCAAGGCTGGGGGGTTTAAGTTTACCTTCGCGTCAGTTTTTGCAATACTAGCTTTTATCAGCACTATTGTCGGCGGCTTGTACGGCGGCTTTGTTTTGTACCAGAAGATTGAAGAGGTCGCGGGCCTTGATATTAGTGCGTACCAGAAGCAAATGGACATTATGGATGCCAGAATGCAAGGTGTTGCCGAGAAGGTTGAGGAAGGTGT